TCGTCGTGAACTTCGGCGACAACGGCAGCGTTTCGATTCCGTTCCGCTCGGGCAGCAATACCGACGTGGCCGGGGCATTCGTGGGCGAGAATGGCGTCATTCCGGTGAAGCGCGCGACCATCGGCGCGAACGTGTTGAACCGCTACAAAATGGCGGTGATTACCACGCTCACCAAGGAACTCGCGCGCGCCTCCACGCCGCAAGCCGAAACGTTGCTGCGCCGCTTCATGGCGGACGATACGGCGGTCGCGCTCGACAAGGCATTCCTTGACTCCAACGCGGCCGTAACCGGCGTGCGCCCGGCGGGCATCCTCTCGGGAGTCGCCCCCATTGCGGCGAGCGCCGCCACCGCGCCCATCGACAAGGCAATCGCCGACTTGAAAGCGCTTGTGGGCGCGATGGTCGCGAGCGGTAACGGCGTTCGCCCCGTGTTCCTCATGAATCCCGCGCAACGCCTCGCGCTCTCGATGCTCTACAGCGCGGGCGTATTCGTGTTCCGCGACGAACTCGCCGGGAACAAATTGATGGGCGGCGACGTAATCACGAGCACGAACGTCCCGGCGGGCGACGTGATCCTCATCGACGCCGCGAATTTCGCGACGGGTCTCGGTTCTCCCGAGTTCGATGCGAGCGATACGGCAACGCTCGTCATGGCGAACGCCGACGCGGTAGCGCCGACGCAAGCAACGGCGCTCGGCGACCGGACGACCGTCGGCGCGGCGGAGTATGTGCCGCAGGACGGCGGGCTGTCGGTGTACGACCCCGCGCAGCATGCGGCGGGCAAGGTGGGCGAGGGTGCGGTCGCAATCTCGATGTTCCAGCAATGGGCCATTGCGTTGCGCACCGTGCTCCCGGTGTCGTGGGGTCTCACGCGCTCGGGGTCGGTCGCGTGGATTGATAACGTCGGCTGGTAGGCCCGACGTGGCGCGCAAGAAACTTCGTGCGCCCGGTGCGCTCGTTGACTCCAAATCTCCGAGCGCACCGCCTCCTATTCGCGAGCGCCGCAAGAAACCGCGGAACCGTTCGCAATACATGCATCGCGAAATGAAAACGCGCGACAAGTGAACGCGCGCGCTCTCGCCTCTCGCATCGCCTCGCTATTCCGCGCGAAGTCTCACGCGGCGACGAGCGTTGGGAACTCCACGATGGAGGGGTGTATTCCGGTCGCGTGGCCGTGGAATTGGTGGCAGATGAACAAGCATCCGGGCATGAGCGGCGAGCCCGCGATCCGTCAAGCGTGCATTGACGCATACGCGCAAACGATCGCCTCGATGGATTTGCAATTGACGCGCGAAACGCCAGACGGCGGCTATGCCGTCGTGAAAGTGGGCGCGGTGCCGACGTTGCTCGCGAAGCCGAATTCGTATCAGACGCGTAGCGATTTCATCCTCAATCTGATTTGGAATCTCTTTGAATGGGGCAATGGCTACGCGGTGCTAGAGCGCGCGGGTAGCGAGGTGGTCGCAATGCATCTCGTGCAAGCGCGGCACACGGCCGCCTACGTGGACAATCAAACGAAGCTGATTTTCTACGCGGTCGGCGGCAATCCGCTCGTGCCCGAGGGCATCCGCTACATGGTCCCGCAACGGGACATGTTGCATGTTCGCTTGCACTGTCCGACGCATCCGTTGATTGGTGTCTCGCCGATCACGGCCGCCGCGCTCGCGATGGCGGCGAACGTCGCGATTACCGCGCAACAGGCGGCGTTTTTCTCGCAAATGGCGCGGCCGTCGGGCGTGCTCTCGACCGAGGCCACATTGACGCGCCAGCAAATCGACATGCTCCGCGCCGCGTGGGGCGAGCAGGCGCAAGGCTTGAACGCGGGCGGCGTGCCGATCCTCTCCAACGGTTTGAAATGGCAACCGCTCGGCATCTCCTCGCAGGATTCCGAGATTGCGGCGGCGTTCAACATGACGGTTGAGGATGTGGCGCGCGCGTTCCGCGTGCCGTTGCCGCTCGTGGGGTCTCCGGTCGGCGCGACCTATAACAACGTCGAGCAGTTGATCGCGCTGTGGATGAGCACGGGTCTCGGCTTCGTGCTCGAACATATCGAGAGCGCGCTCGACGCAACGCTAGAAATCGCGCGCGGCTCCGCGATTGAGTTCGACACCGACGCGCTACAGCGCACCGACTTTAAAGGGCGCGTCGAAGCGCTCACCAAGGGCATCAGCGGCGGGCTCTATTCGCCCAATGAAGCGCGCGAGCGCGAGGGCTTGCCGCGTGTCGAGTTCGGCGACGAGCCGCGCCTCCAAGCGCAGGTGGTGCCGCTCTCGCGGGTCGATGCGGTTCCCGCCACGAGTGCGCCCGCCGCGCCCGCTGCGCCCGCCAGTAACGACGAGAACGCCGACGAGAACGCGAAGGCCGAGCGGCAACTCCGCATCGCGGGCTATCGCGCGCTCTCGCTCGACAAATTGCGGAGCCTTGCCCATGGCTAACGACACGCGCGACGACGAGCGGCACGAGGGGCTATTGCATGCGGTCGGCGATTTGATGCGCGAGAAGTTCGCCGCGCTCGAAGCCGCAACGCGCGGCGTGCGCGTGCAACGCGTCGAGCAGCTAGAGCCGGGCCGCGCGCTCCTCGTGTTCGGCGACGGCTCGACGTTGACCCTCGAACTTCCGCCGGGGGCTCCGGGCGAACGCGGTGAACGCGGCGAACCGGGCGCGCCGGGGATCGGCACGTGCGGCGCTCCGGGAAAGGATGGCGCTCCCGGTGCGGATGGCGCTCCGGGGAAAGACGGCGCTCCGGGCAAAGACGGCGCGACTGGCGCGCCCGGCGATCCCGGCCGCGAGGGCGCGCCGGGCAAGGATGGTCGCGACGGCGCTCCGGGTCCCGAGGGTGTCGGCATCGCGACGGTCGAGCAGTCGGAGGGCGCGCATTCGTTCGCGCTGTGCTTCACCAACGGCACGCGCGCGGAGGTGGAGCTACCCGCCGCGCCGCCGGGCGAACGCGGGCCGCAGGGTGAGGCCGGGCTCGACCGCTTTATCGCGGCACCGCGACAGGTGCGCGACGGCGAGAGCATCGAGAAAAACGATTTGATTGCGTGGGGCGGCGGCATCGTGCAAGCGATCCGCGCGACGACGCGCTCGCCCGGTGAGGACCCGGCTTCATTCGTGTGCATCGTCGCGGGCATCGCCTCGCTAACGATGGTCGAGAACATCGGCGAGCGCACATTCGATTTGACCGCGCGGCTCACCAATGGGCTTGAGCAGACATGCCGCGCGCGCGCGATGCCGCGCTTTATGGGCGACGGCCCGCGCGTCGGCGAGCGCGTGATTAAGGGCGATCAATTCGTGCGCGGCGACTGGCTCTACTCCGCAACTCAGGATGGAGCCGACCCGCAAAACATCGAGGCGGGCGGGTGGCGTCGGCAGAACGTGCGCGGCAAGGATGGTCGCGGCGAACGCGGACCCAAGGGCGAGCGCGGCGAGCAAGGCGTCGGCATCGCCGAGGTGACACTCGACGAGCAAGGCGTGTTGACGGTGCGCCTCACCAACGGCGAGGAAAAATATTGCGATGCGCGCGCGTTCCTCGCGCAGGTTGCCGCATGATCCCGGACGCGAACTTTACGCTCGCCGCCGCGAAAGCGCATTTGCGCGTCACGCATGCGGACGAGGATGCGGTGATTACCGCCATGCTCGACGCGGCCGTCGGCATGTGCGAGCGCATCACGCGCCGCGCGTGGACCGAACGCCGCTGGAGCGTGAATGTCGGCGCGCCCGGCGATGGGTGCGGGTGCTGCGCCGGGGCGACCTATCACGCGGAACTGTCGCCCGCGACCGCGAAGCTCTACGCGACCGCCTCGGGAACGGACACCGAACTCCCCGCGACCGACTACTACGTCGCGACTCGCTACGGCTCATCGGTGCTCGTCGTGCCGCACTGGCCGGGAGACCCGAGCGCGCCGGGCGACGTGGGACGCATTGACTGGATCGCGGCTCCACCGAATGAATACGTGCCGCCCGATGTGATCGCGGCGGCGATGCTCTACCTCGGCGACTTGTTCGAGAACCGCGAGGCGCAGATCGTCGGCACGATCACGGGCGCAAACCCGGCGGCCGAAATGTTGCTGCGCTCCTACGTCGTGGACATGACGCTCTAGCCATGCGACTCATCCGCGCGGGAGCGCTTCGCTCTCCGGTCTACATCGGCCGCCCCGTGATCGTGAAGGATGCGAGCGGCGGCGAAGTGCTCACGTTCGAGGAGTTCAAAACGTTCGCGCTCATCGAG